AGTATATTCACTATTACAATCAGCAACGTATCAAGGTCAAGCTTGGTGGCTTGAGTCCTGTTGACTATCGGATTCGGGCGGGAATCTGCTGACGTTAAACCGTCCAACTTTCGGGGGTCAGTTCAAACCCGGGGCGATTCACCGTCAGTTTGTAGGTCGACGCTTTCGTGCCGGCCGTGATGCTGGCAGTGATGCCATTGCCGATGATCCCTGTGTATAGGCCCGTCAACGTCGCGCCCGTCGCTGGCGTGCTTGCCGAGTCGACCAGAGAGCCCTGCGCCGCCACATCCGTCCCATCGGTTACGCGCACGCTACGCAGTTGGGTCGCCCCAAGCGACAGCGCGATCGTAAGCGCCGTCGCCAGATCTCGCTTGCGCACGGTGACCGCGCCGACATTCTGCTTGATCTCGCTTGCCGATCCGATCACTACCGGCGAATTCACTGGCCCCCACGACCCTACGCCGACGTAGCCGAGGATATTTGCCTGCACGCCGGCAATTGTCAGGTTTTTGGGCGCGATGATCTGCGTATAGACGCCAGGCGCGTAAATAGACGAGGGATTGATCGCCCCATCCTGATAAATCGTCATTGTCGACGCTCCAACAAAAAAGGCCGCTCAATGGCGGCCTTGTCGGGATGAAAAAATGAGGTCAGCTTTTCGCGACCTTGTTCACATGCTTGGCGTTTTCCCCGGCGAGCACTTCCGCAACGACAGAAGCGTCGGAAATCGCATCGCCGCGGGCGTAATCGCCGAACGGCTGTTTTACCACCAGCACGAATTGCTGATCGCTTGCGGCTGCCGTACTCGCCGCGCTGGAATTGCTGTCTGCCATATCGGCCTCAATAGTCTGTAGTTGAATCGCTGATCGAGCCGCCATCTGAATTGACGCGCCCCACAATCACGGTTGCCGCTTCGACCGCCTCAGTCGTCGCGTACTCCACGAAATACCGCAAGTCCCGACGATAGAGGCGCGATTTGGACAGGCTGTCCGTCATCGGGCTGTCGAAGTATTCGACCCGCGCCGCGGAACCGTCCGGCATTGTCAGAAATGCAGTGTTGCGCAACGCAGCGTCTAGGGCGGACGTCAACGGCTTGCGCGTATCCGGCGTCGGCGCCCAAATCGTTATTTGGAAAAGCCGCTTTTGCCGCCCGATCTCACGAATGGACTTGCCTATCGTGCCAACTCGGCAGGTTATCGGCTCGCCGAACGCACCTATACCACCCGCTCCCGCCACTGTGATGACCGCTCCGGCAGTCGTCGTCAGCGGATAATCCGCCGCGATCAGTGAGCCCAGCGCCGTAGCGATCGAAGTCAGCGTATCGGTCGCCTGAACCGCATATAAATACGCTTTCCCGGCAATGAGCGCTGCCATGTTATGCGGCGAAAACGGACTTGGCATCGATCCCCCGACCGTCACAACGTTTCCGACGGCCGTCAGCGTGATTGAAGCCGCGCCGACGGAAACCTGCTCCCACACGCGCTGATATCGGGTTGTGTTGCGCTCCATGTCCAGCGGGAAGACGCTTACATGCACCTTTCCTGCCAACAAGGCGGCGTCTAGTTTCGACGCGATAGGCCACCCGCCATAGACCGCAACATCGACGCCGGCCACAGACGCATTGCCGGTGCCATTCGGGTATGCAGCGCTCGCGCATTTCGCGACGAGACCGTTCATCACGTCTTCGACATCCGCCATTTTTACGTTTGCCCCTGTGTCGCTGTTATGCGCCAGCCTAGATCCGTCAGTTCGGCGCTACTGATCACGTATCGACGCTCGATATCGTCTGTCATGACGTCGCCGCTGCGCAAAATGACATCCGGCCACGCCGGCATCAGGATAGCCCACCATGGCGTACGCGTGTCGCCGGGCAGAACGCTTTCTTTCTCTCCCTTAGTGCCTTGCAACACCGAAGCGGGCCACGCCGTCATCAACGCCGTTTCGGTGTCGTCGATATCGCCGCCGTAGGCTTGCACGCCGACGTCGCCCGACTGCGCCGGCCGCATCACAGAAATCGTCCGGTTGCACTCCACAGCCAGGATTGGCAGGATCGTTTGCTGTGCGGCAATGAAAAAGGTCTGGCTGCCGTTCGTCAGATAGTCCCCGACCTGCGTCTGCGCGCCATCGACCAGAGCAAACCAGGTTGGCTTGCCATACTTGTTCGGCCGTCCGTACGCCATGTCTTCGGCGTTGAAACTCGCCGGCAAGGTCGTAACCTTGTTGCCGGACTCAAGTGGATTGGCAGCAGATCCCGGACGGTACAGATCGAAATCAGGCCCGATGCGCTTCGCTGCTTTCGCATACCCAGCGTAGACCTTCTGTTGGAGCTTTGCGGCGTTCATTACCTAGCCCCGCGTGAGCGAAATCGAACCGTTTCCGAGCGATGGCCCGGGCGCAATGCCAATGAAATAGCACATGCGTCGGCGCCATGAATCGAAAAGCCTGTCTCGATCACGCTGCTCGTTCGCGTTGTGCGTCCATACCGCCGCCTGGGCGGTGTCGAGATTGTCACTCGTGCCGATGATCGCCGATTCAAGCGTTGCCAGATTCCTCAAGTAGACGTTGATCAGCGTCGTTTCTTCCTCGGGACGCAGATTCGTCAGGCGGTGATTCAACGTCTGCCATGTGCCCGACGATACCCACCCATACGCCATGTCCTGAGAATCGTTCACCACGACGTCAGCCAGCAGCGGATAGCCGGCGTAACGCCGAACATCAGACAGTTGCTGATTTGTCAGCGACATCCTCTATCTCCCAGCCGCCCGGATAGTAATTGCGGACCTCCGATCGGTGAACCGTCGCGCGGTGCGGGGCGGCATATTGCTCCGGGTCGCGCACCATCGTGACGTGCGTATCACCGGCGCCTTGATCGTCATCGCCGTCGGTCAACGGATTATCGGCACCCTCACCGGCGCTTTGTTTGCCTGCGGATGCCTCTGCCGCGCGACGCTCCCGCTCTTCTTTCGTGATATTGCCCATTCCGTGTCCTCATGCTGCCGCTCCGCGCGGCAGCGTAGGTTTAGCCCATGAAGGTCGCAGTGTGCTCTGGCTTGATATTCGCGGCGCCGTAAGCCATTGCAACCTCGTACCGAACGCGGCGATATTGCTTGTACATCGCCACCTCGAACGCAAGGCCACTGCGCGGGTCGACAAGCATCACACGATCTTCAGCCATATCACCCTCTTCGGGCAACGCCGGTGCGCGCGTCGCCAGCACGATTGCATTGCGGCTGAAGGCGACATTGGCGGTATAGCTTCCCGCCAATGTGACCGCAGCGCCAGACGCCACCGCCTTGCGCAAGCCAGGCGCGGCAATCGTCAACGTGCCGCCCGACAGAGCCGATGCAACAACGTACTTGTATCCATCACCAAACGAGACAACATCGCCTGCGAGGATGGTGCCCGTGCCGGTTTGCACCGGAATGCTGGTCACGCCAACTGCCAATGCCCCATTCGTCACGTAACTTGCGCCGGTGCCCGCCGTATGCAACTGGACGCCAGCCGACTCGCGAATGCTGAACCCGTGCAATTCAAGCAAAGTGCCCTGCGCACGCAGTTCGGTCGTGCCAGCCTCATTCGCCTTGGTCAATTGCGCAAGGCTACGGATGTTCGCGCCGGCCGTGGTGTCGATAACCATCTTCAGGTCACCCAACGGTGCGCCATTATCGGCCAGGATCTTACGAGCCTGCGCGGAGTCGGCAAGAGACGTTGCGAACGGTGCCGTGCCTGGGGTGCCCCAGGCGCGGGAGCCAGCAACTGCTGTCGAGCCAATATACGCTTCGATTTCATTGGTCAGCGTACGAAACGATTGCGCGATCTGATCGCGGCGGATCGTCTTGTAGCCGGGGCCATGATTCACGCCGCGCTGCTCTTCCCCGGTCCAACGGAACGGTACGGCGCGGGACTTCGCGATCACAATCGTCGCATTGCCGATGTTTTGATCGCCATCATCCGGCGGCAACTGGCCCGGCGTGATGTCTTCCGCCGCGGCAGCCGGCGTGATCGGCGAGCGCACGGTTTCGTTAAGCGCCGCGCGGGACACGTTTGCATCGAGCGTGACAGACGGGATGAAGCCCACCAACTCGCGCGAAACGACGTCGAGCGCTTCGTACAAGTCTGGAATCAGGGAGTTCAGCGTGTTCATATTTTCCTTTCAATTAATCAGATACGGTTCCACCGCCCTTGATGAACTCCATCTGTTTCCCAGGGTCCATTGCGCCAAAGGCGTCGCGGTTGACGGTTTTCTTTCCAGACCCCGTACCAGATCCACTGCCTTGCGAGCCGCCGCCGTTAGCGCCGGTGCCCTTCAAGATGTGATCGCGGTACGGGTACTGCTCCACGAGAATGTCGAGTGCTTCGTCGAAACCAGCGACTTCGCCGGGACGCGATCGGCTGAACAGCTTGTTCCCGGTTTTGTCGTATGCCACCACCTGGCCTTCTTCGACCTTGAATTGGTTGCCAAAACGGGCTTCAACCATATCGGCCGGGATGGCAAGCTTTTCCGCGATGTACTTCGATCGCGAGAAACTGCCGCCCACCTTTTCGGCCACCAATTCGGCCTGGTATCGGTCGCGCTCCGCGAGGACCGGGGCGTATTTTTCCTCCACCGCCTTGATCGCTTCAGCACGCACCTTTTCGACTTCGCCAGCATCGACCAGCTTCTTCGCGTCCAGGTTCTTGACGGTTTCCAGCGCTTTGCGCGCGCCTTCCGCATCAGCGATGCCCTCAAACGCCTTCAACGACGTTTCAGCCGTCTCCGCACGTTCGCGGTGCGACTTGGCCTCGGCATTGAGCCGGGTGATCGTCGCTACAGTGCCGGCCGCATCGAACGGGATTTCCTTTCCGTCGTCATGCACATAAACCGGCTTGCCATCCATGGTTACGACATTGCCGTTCTCGTCGAGCTTGAGTTTCATTTGTGTTTCCTTCGGCCATCCAGCCGTCAAGCAGGTCATCCGACCTATGCACCGTTCTGCATCCGCGTCCCGGCAAAGAAAAAGCCCAGCTTGTTAGGCTGGGCTCGGTATTGCATTACGCCGCAAGCGTGGTTGTCCCAGGCTTGGGCGGTTGATCCTTGATGCGCTTCGCCTCATCCTCCCATGTTCCGTCCGGACGGAGGATGCTCCGACGCTTCATTTCCTCGTACAGCGACTCGTCGGACAGCGCGCCGGCGACGTTCATATCGAGCAGCAATTGCGCGGTGGCTTCCGCAAGGTTTGCAGCGCCGAAATCCTTGAAAATCTGGATGTGGCCGCCCTGCTTTTCACCTACCCATTCAGCCATCAATTGCAAAGCGGCATCGATCGCATCTTCCTCGTCTTCCACCAGGCGTTGCAGCGCGCAAGACGATACCTCTGTGTCGGATAGCGTCTGCGCTACCGATGTTCCGCCCGGCTTGATGACCAGCAATTCCGCGCCGATCTGGCGCATCTGGTCTTCCAAATCCTTGATCGATTCCCGCCCGGCTGCAATTGCAAGGCCCGAGTGTTCGACATATTTCATGTCGCCATCCTCGTCCTCGCATTTGACCGCGCTCGCGGCCCCAACCGTAATTGGGTTGTCGCCAAGCAATTTAGTGAAAAGGATCGGCACGCGAGCAACGTGCAAGATAGTCTGCTGATCGCTTTTCGACTGCCAGTGCTCGACGTTAAGGTGCGCCAATTCGACCATCGGCGGCCGCGCATTCATGAAGCCAAGGCGCTTGCCGTAGACGGGTACGAATGGCACCTTTTTAAGTGTCGTCACGCCCTTTGCGTCGATCTTCCATATTTTTTCGCCATTCTCGTCAACCTTTTCGGTCTCGCGCCAAGTCTCCCACTTGCCGGGATACAAAACGCGCACTTGTTCGACGATCTTCTCTCCGAATTTACCGTCGTCCTCAGTCACCGATTCAAGTAGACGCAATTGCGTGAATACCTCGGCACCGTTGATCCTTGTGGTTTTCCAGCCCAGGATGTTCGAGGAATGAATCATCACGAAATACGGCCTTACGCCGGCGGCGCGCTCATCCGCGACTGTCTTGAGCCCCTTTGTTGTCGGATAATCGACAAGAATCCCGGCAATACCCTTCGCTAAGGACGCCTCGCACAACGCCGCGGCGAATGCGTGCAGGTTGCGCCCTTGCAGATCGATGTCCTCGCACCAGCCTTTGATGCGCTCCGGAACGTCGTCCGTAATTGTCAGGGGGCGCGCAAATGGCTTGCCGGTGAGCACTTCGATCGTGCGCGAATATGCAGGAAAGAGCGTTGCCGTCTTCAAACGGGCGTTATACGCGTCTTGGTCCTCATTCGGCCATTGTGGCAAATGGGTCTTGCCCGCCGCGCGCATGGCGCTCGTGCCGCCCATCAACGCATCGATAAGCGGCCAGTTTTCGCTCATCGCGTCGACAGCAGCGGATGTTTTGCGAACGTCGCTCATCGATAATTCGTCTCTATACGTGTAAACCGGTCACGGTCGTGTCCGTTTTCTTGGCGCTGCATCGATACCGAATTACGTCCGGCGCGTGGTCTTCCGCATCCGTGTCGACGTCGTCAGGGTCTCGCCCATCTCGCGGAAGGACTGGAAGCGTCCTGATGACATGAGCGCACGTGTTGAACACGAAAAAGCCCGGCAGTTCGTTCCCGGCGCCCTGCTTCAACATCTTCCGGATCATTTCCCATCCATTTTTTCGACTGCCAGGCGACTTGTCCGCTTTGTTCCACCGAACTTTGCCTTTCGCCATGTCATCGGCGATACACATGCCGTTCTGCGTGTCGAAAATCGACGTGTCGGCTGGCCCAGGCTTTACGGAGTACGGCATGCCTGATTCACGCTCGACAATGCCGCGGGCGATATCCACGGCCAGCATCTTGCAACCCTCGTTCGGCTTACCATTCCAGCCGTACCACTCCGCAATTGCGAATATCGAGCCACGCGGAAAATGCCGTACCGTGCCGTCATGCAACGTCGCGCCCGTGCCGTCGCTCTCAGCGAACCAGATAACGGAAAACGGCTTGCTGCTGCCCCAGTCGAATCCGCGATCGATCCGCCAAGACGATGGAATCTTGAATGGCGTCAGAACATGCGTATCGCGCTTCCATAGATCATCAAACATGCCGCCGGCGACGATATCCCAATCGCCATCGCGCATCGCCTTGACCAGTTCTGGATTCCCAAGACCTTCAAGGCGATCGATGTAGTCAGGGTCAGTCTCGGCAAGAGTCGGGTTATCTGACAGCTTCGCTGGAATGTATTGCCGACGCATGCCCCCTTCGCTCTTAGGCTGAGGAATAACAGCCATCGGCGGCGCCGAATCAATGAACGTCGACTTCACCCAGTTATGCCCAACGCCGCCAGGATTCGACCCACATATAACACGCGGAAACCGACCAACATAATGTGACGGCACTTTCAGCGCGCCCATGCGGCAACGCCCACGCAAATACCGGTAGATCGTATCGGTGAAGTGGGTTAATTCGTCCAGCATTAGGACGTGGATTTCTGCGCCCTGATACTTGAATCGGTCCTTCTCATACTGGCAATGGCATAGGTGAATCTTCGCGCCATTCCAAAATTCAATTGTTGTGGGCGAGTATCGAATTTTGACGTAGCCGTCGTCCACCCACTCGCTCAGAAGAGCCGGAAAGCCGCTCGGGCCCTCCATATGGTTCTTTGACAGATCGTCTGAAATCCGCCGGAATATGTACACCTGCAATCCGGGAATGTCCGTGCACCAAGCTATAGCCGCTACCCGCATCAAATGCGACTTTCCCCCACCGGCAGCCCCGCCATACAGAATCTCTGTGGCCTCAGTAACAAACGCTTCAGTCTGGCGCTCGTGTAGGTTTAATTCCATTGAGGACCAACTTTAATTCCGGCGTCTTTATCTCGCCTGAGTGCTCGATTCGCTCCTTGAACATGCCGAGATGCCGCGCGACGTTTTCCAATGCCTTCGCGCGGTCCTCAAGCAGCACCTTCAGGCCATCCTTTCCCTGATGCACACCGGCGTATAGCGTCCGGGCGGCACCCTTTAGACGGCGCGTGTCGTGCACATGGATGCGCCCGCGCCCCTCGCCGCCGCACTCCGGGCATTCGGGGTTCGGCTCCCTCGTAGAAATGAAGCCATACCCGCCCTCATCCGTCGGCGGCCTGCTACCTTTGTCCGCTGCTTCGATCTCAGCGGCCTCATACTCTGCCTCGGTCCACTGATACGCGAATCCGACACCCCAGCAATGGCGGCAGTTGTCGCGGCGGTATTCGACCAATTCGTTAGCGTCGACATTAGCCAAGTCCCACCAGCGTTGCAGCACCTTGTCGGCGGTAATCTGCGTGCGATCGGCTCGTGCTACTTGCGCGGCCTGAATAGCTTCAGCCACCCTAGTTTTCCCTAGCAACTCGGGGCCGATCTTGTCCGCATTCCTTTCACTGTATCCGGCTCGTATCGCCGCCTGAGTGGCGTTGAGATCGACCAGATACTCATCCACAAAGCGGCGCTGTTTGTCTGTCAGCGCCATCCTATCCTCTATAATTTCGATACGCCTAATTCACACCTTACGGAGACCGACGCATGTCAACGAAGATTTCTATCGATAGCCCCGATCTTTTCCAGCGGGAACTGATTTTCGATCTCATCGCAGCGCTCTACAAAGGGGCATCGCCCGAGACACAGCAGGCTGTAGCGCATTTGCTAGCCGACAGAGATTCCTTTCTTTCCGAAAAAATGTCACTTAACAATCATCGGATAAACTGGATGCAGACGACGAACGCCTCATCAAACACATTTACAGAACCGGATTACGCGAGCCAGACGCGCGCGATGCAGTGCAAGCCGATTCTCGATGCTGTCAAGACTCGTATTACAGCGTAAACGATATATCGTGAATGTCGCGGCCCGTCGTCGTTGGAAGCGGCGTTGCGCCGCACGGAGATCGACTTACACTTCGTCCGCGACTGCGGGTGTTTCTACCCACCGCCCGCTGGGGTGATGACTACCGCAATCTAAGCAACCGTTCGAGATTGTCGATCTCATCCCGGAGCCAGTGAGGAATGCCCTCGCGCAACCGCGTCAGCCTATGCGCGATCTCTACGTGATGCTTGGGCTCCAGGCAAATGCCCGTGGCTTTCTCGACCGTCGGCTGCTGTACGGCCGAAACCTTGACGCTCGCGATCGGTCGATAATTTCCCATGGCAGTTCACCTTACTCGGAGACGGCAGACACCTTCACGCTTGCGATCGCTGCGTACTGAGCGGCAGCGACCGGAACGATCGCGGAAGGCGTGAATGCGTCGCTCTTGAACACATCGCCCAGCAAGTTGCCCGATCCATCCAGGTCTTGAACCGCCGCAATCAACGACTGATCTTCAATGCCCGTGAAATCGTGCGTCAGAGCGCCAGTGTCAATATCGACCGTCGCAACGACGGTGCTGTCATCTGCCTTCAGCAATTGAAAGCGCGTGGCCGCAAGCTTTACGCCGTCGCTCAGGGTCGTCAGTTCCGTTGCACGGGCGTATTCGACAGTGATCTTGTACGTCATGTCAGATTCCTTTGATTGAGGGGTTGTGGGTTAGACGAGCTTCTTGGCTACTGCGACAAGATCGTCAAACACGATCTCGACATCGTGGCCAGACGCAACCAGCAGCGCCTTGACCTTTGCCAACACAGCATCGCTCGATGCCGTCGCCGCGGCCGTTGCGGCCTTCGTGGCAGCAGCCGTCGCTGCCGATACAGCCGCCGCCTGATTCGCTGCCGCCGTCGCCTGATTCGCTGCCGCCGTCGCCGCGTCTACCACCGTCGCCGTCGTGGCCTGGGTCGCCGTAGCGGCAGGCGCAGCCGCGCTCATCGCCGAATCGGACGCCGCTGCGCCCGTCGTTGCGTCACTCATCGTCTTCTTCCTGAAAAGGGATTCGAGCCAACTGAAGAATTTCATGGCCTTTCCTGGCCGCTCAGCGGCACCAAAAATTAGAGCCCGCGCGGCTTTCACCGGGCGGGCGGGGGATTTCCAATTGTGGATGCGCGTCTCACGACGTGGCGCTACTGTGCAACGCGTAGTCAGTTCAATGGCAGGCAAAATTGCATCTGCTCATCCAATTCAGCAATAAGGCGAAGCCGCACAGGCTTCTCGTCACGCCAGCGGCGCAGGCCGCGACCATCGACGCTCGCCCGGCCTTTCCCTTCGAGGTATGCAGCCTCGGCCTCTAACCGGCGCCGCCACAACCCTGATCGAAGCAGATCTGCCAGTGAATTGAACGCGCCAATGAAGCGGATTCTTAAAACACGCGCTTCTTCACCGGTGAAACTCATAGCAAGCTCCAGGAATCCGTCCTTCGTCATGCGATAGAATTTCAACGGCTTTCCGTTCTGTAACTCACTGTTTTCAAAGCAAAGCGCAAAATTGCGTTTTGCGAAATCGACGATCTCCGCCTTCGTGCTATCGAACATTGCACTGATCGACCGCAACACATCGGAATGACGCTTACCGTAATGGCGTGCCACGCGCCGGGAATCCGTCACGGGCTTCTCGCCGTCAACCACCACGAAAGACTGCAACGCCTCGATTTCTTTCAACATGGGGCTTCTCCCTGAAGGAGCCTGGAATAAATGCCACGGAAGCGCGTCCAGGGAAACGCGTTTGTCGGCCGGCCAGCCTATCCGCAGCACAAAGCAAAAAGGCCCGGACCGAATGAACGGGCCGAGCCTTGGCATAAAAAGAAACGCCCACAAAAGTCACATGGGCACTTCAAATAACTTGTGTATTAATGTGTATTGTGTATAATTACACACATGAACAGCGCAAACCTCATCAAGCAAATCAAGGCCGACGGCTGGTTCCTCGTCCACACGGTCGGGTCTCACCAGCAGTTCAAGCACCCAACCAAGCTTGGTAAGGTCACGGTTCCCCACCCAAAGAAAGACCTGCCAATAGGGACCGTAAATAGCATCCTCAAACAAGCAGGTCTGAAATGAAGGAGGTCACAATGCTTTATCCAGCCTATGTCCATCCGGGCGACGGCGATACCGCGTTCGGCATCCAGTTTCCGGACTTTCCGGGGTGCTTCTCGGCGGCCGATACTCAAGATGGCATTCCGGCAAATGCGCAAGAAGCCGTTGAAGCGCACTTTGCTGATGGCGAGCCCGTTCCGCCGCCCTCTACGATTGCGCAGTGGGCAGATTCCGCAGATTATGCGGATGGCTTCTGGATGCTGATCGATATCGATCTGCGCAAAGTCAGCAGCAAAGCCGTGCGACTAAATATCAGTCTGCCGGACTACCTCGTACAACGCATTGATGCTGCCGCCTCGGCCCGCCGACTCTCCCGCTCGGCATTCCTCGCAGTCGCGGCGGAGCACGAGATGGAAAAGGCGTAGTCACTCGCGACCACGCGCCATGCGCACGATGAGGGCCTCCAAGTAACGGATCTTCTCCTGGCAAGCCCACCACTGTTCGGCAACGCCGCGGCATTCGTCTGGCGTAAGCCGGACATCTTCGCCCGACTTCTCCGCCGCGGCAGAGCGCTCACAAAGATTCACTGTCGATAGAAGTGTCCGGAGCATCTGTACACCCATAGTTCGCACATAAAAACAGAAAGCCCCGCTAGGTTTCCCCGGCGAGGCTTTAATTGGCACCAGGATTCGCACCCAGTTTCGGACATCATCGACCGCCTAGCGGGCCACCAAGCACCGCCGCCTGTCTGCTGCTCCGTGCAGCATGCTTTTTGAGAGTGGCCGGTGCTGATCTCCGGCATTCCGAGTTTTCATTGCGCGTAGCACTCGACGCTATCTCACTGCTGCACATCAGCATTGCGCATTCACTCTCAGAGAAGTCGGGACTCACTTTCCGTGGGCACTGGGTCCGCCCATTCCCAAAACACGCGCCACAAAGATGAGCTTTTTGAAGTGGACGCCGACTTCTCTGAGAGCCCTGACGCTTACCCGGTCAGGTTAGGTGAGAGAGCGGCAACGTCATTTGTTTGACACTTTATGCACCCCAGCGTCATAAGGATGCTCCGCCTTCCTTCCGAAGCGGAACTGGACTCTCAGCATGCCCGGCTGGATTCGAACCAGCGTCCGTGAACTAAGGTCCACACCTCTACCTGACTGAGTCTTACGGGCATACTGAAAGCCCCAGCGCTTACCCGGCCGGGTTAGAGCCGCTGACGATTATGCGGCGTCCGTCTTGGTGCTTTCCTCGCGGCGCTAGGGGCCGAACAGCGCGGACCGATTTCTTTGAGATCACTCTCAAGCGTGGTGGCTGTCTTTGAGCATCCGACATGATTGTCTGCCCCTTTGACGTGATCTCTTTGGGCGCAACCACCACACTTGAAAGCCCCAGCACTTACCCGGCTGGGTTAGGTGAAAGTGGCCGCGCTGCTTTTCACCCCTTACTACTGCAACCTTGCGCGGCGGGTAAGGTCCATCACTCCCACGGAGGGCGACTGTCATAGTCGGCGCTAAGGGTTTCCGGTCCCAAGCCGTCTCCGAAACATTCCCGGACAATCGCCTTTCGTGAAAGTCCCCGTACTTTCCGGGGTGTCAGCTATGCCGGTATGCGACTGCGCGCCAGTCAACCCGGTATTAGCGTACTGCGCGCTCCCGGATGATGGCTGGCAGGCTGCTACGTGCGACTTAGGCGAGCGCCCTAGGGAAGGTTCTTCGGCTCGCTACCATTAACCAAGGCCCTTTCAGGCCAGCCACCATGCGGGAAAGCGCTCTATCCCATTGTTCGCCGGATATGCTCGTCCGACACATTTCCGACGATCATCACGTCAACCAGCGAACCATCGGCGCGCTCGTGCCGGTGAATCCGGTATGTCGTGTATTCCGGGGAATCGCCAAATTCGTTGTTCGTCTCGATGCGGAAAACGATCACACCTTCCGGCACTCGAATTTCTCTCCCGTCTGCCGGGCCACCAAAGAAACGCATTTCATCTCAAAAATAAAACCGACTAAGACGCTTGTTTTAGGCGAGCCCCCGCCGCCATTTGGCAGCGGAAAGGCAGGCAACAAGGCCGCAGTCGGTAATCTACGGTGACTATAGAACAAGTTCCTCCCGTTTACAAGAGTCACCACTAAAATTTTTTGCAGAAACAACGGGAAGCAGTCGTATTAATTCTCTGCTGATGTCCCGGTGAGCATTTTGCATGACGAACCCAATCAAATCCCGTCGCACACGCGCTCCGTGCTTTCGATAAAGCGTCATGCGCAAGTGATCTTCGCCCTTGTTCTCTACATACCAGGCTTTAAGCGCCGTCTTGTTTGCCTCGTTCGTCATTTTGCTCCACGCCCGCTCGACATCCCACGCGTCCCGCTCGTCGCGCGTGATGTGTGCTGGCGGCTCGCTGTTGCCATGATCGCGGATCGCGACGTACCACTGCGCCCACAGCGCGCATGTGCCCGCTTTGAATCGCGGATCGCGCACGACGCGGCCCCAATTTTCCAGTCGCTCTTCCAACGTCATAGCTTTTCTCTCAGAATATTGCTTGCACCGGCGTCCCGGCCGCTTTCCCGCGTCACATGCGGGCAACCCGAAAATCGTTGATGCGTGTCGGCACCCTTTGCACCCTGCCGACTCGCGCCTTTCGTAAATCAGCGCTGGATCTGCATAGTCGCGCCGCCGCATCAAGCGACCTCCAGCAGCATTCGCCGCACCTGATCAAGTAATTCCGCCTCGTTGCCGAAATTGGCTTCCCAGGTCTCCTGCCCCGCGTGAATGGCAATGCCGTGGCCGCCGATACGATGATGCGGCGGGCAAAGCGGTATCGTGTCCACGTGCGCGGCACGCTGCCCGGTGCCAGCCGAGAAACGGACATGATGAACTTCTGCTTCACAGAACCCGTAACCCAGGTTCCAGCAGACGATGCACCCAATCCTGGCGACTGCGCCCATGTGTCGCTTTTCGGACGCTGTCGCGCGCTTCTTGGCGGCCTTCTTCTTAAACGGCGTGCGCCTAAGTGGCGTCGATCGACTCAGCATTCGATGTGACCCCAGGTTTTGCCGCGCTTGATCCAACTGATCTCAGAATCGCCATTCAATACCAAAGTCACGGGTTGCCTCCATGTGGATCTGTTCGATGAAATCGGAAAAATGCTTTACGCTGAGATCGGCAGTCGACCAGTAGACCTGCACAATTTCGCCGTCGGGTGTCGGATACTCATCCTTCAACAGAAATCGACGCCGGTAATACTCCTTCCAAAACTCCATCGGATATTGCTTGCCGGCCCACCATGCGTTATCGGCTATCTCCGTAAGCATCGCGTGCAGCTTTCGGTTTTGAGCGTGGTTCCGCGTGCGCTCTTCGGCTGTGACGATTACGCGCAGCGGCTCGCCACGGTCCGCGAAGATCTTGGCATTGGCCCGGACGAAAGCAACGACGTTCGACCACATGCCGCCGTTGCGAAGTGTGAATTCGCGATAGAGGGCGGTGGTCATGCCGTCACCCCCATCCAAACGAAGTGCAACGCAAACGGGTTGCCTCGAAAGCGCACCAAGCGCGCCACAAGGCCGCTTAGAATTACCTTCTGTTCATCGAGCATTTCGGCGCGTTGAGCGGCGTCTATCCATCGGCACTCGCCGCTCTTTTCACTTGTGACGACCTTATCCGGTGCCTCAGATATCTCGTAGACCGGCGTGCCATATCCGCGATAGCTTCCGTTCACGCGATTCGGCAGCACGTCGACCAGACGAATGCGGGGCATTCCCAATATTTCCTGCTCAAGACGGTACATCTGCAACTCACGAACTATTGCGCCACGACTGCATCCGGCTTGTTTTGCAAGGTCTTCTGTAGACATAGGGCGCGTCGAAGATTCGAGGATCGTCAAAACCCTTTCCCGTACCGTCGCCGCTGATGAGCGCCGGACCCTCTTCTTCGGCGCGACAATTTCCCTTCCCGCTGCCATGTTCATTGAGCTATCCCCCGAAATCTTCCACGTGCCAACCGCCGCCATCACGCTTTGTTTGCGCGCGCACAGCGACGAACCGAAATGGATACAGATCCGCCGCGACCTTTATCTTTACGCGCGCATCATCAGTCCAATAACCCTTCACTTCGTGAAGCTCGATCGTTCCGTCTGCCAACATCACAGCAAAGTCTGCTGTGTAAAAAGTGTTGTCCGCGAGGCGCAGCTTGATCCCCTCAAACTTGAACCAAGCTATCTGCCCGACGTTCTTCATGATCTGAAGGCGATCGGCGTATGCTTGCTCCGTTTTGTTCAGGGCCCCGGCCTTGAGTCGCCCGAGTGCGTACATAGCCTTGGTCATTCGATTTCCACCCCTTCTCTCTCAATCCATCGCCTAAGACGCCCTTCCGCCTCGCGCCCATTCGATTCGCCGTACCACTTGATTTCCTGCTCGCGCTTCCGGGCCGGCATCTTTAGCAGCGTCGCTATGAACCACAGCAGCGCTTCATTTGGCTCAGTGGGCGTTTTCTGCTTGCGCGCCATGACTGAACATTTCCAGCGTGTTCGCTACCGCGAAATAAACCCGATGACGCGATGCGTCGGCAGCGGGGTCGTTGTAGTCGAGTTGGCATTGAACTTGCCCCCCCTCGATCATCCTGCGAAGCTCTGCCGTTGCTTCGGCGCCCTTCAAACCTGTGCGCATCTCAAAATCCTTGCGCGTGAATTTCTCTCCGATCAATGCGCTCATGTAGTTCTCCTGGTTGTATTTGCGCTAACCTTCGAATCCTTTTCGCGATCGAACTGGCGTCGTCGGGTGGCTTGGCCGCACGGATTCCGATGTCGCCTGCTTGCTCCATTCGTCAAAATGGCACAGCAGTTCGTCGGGCGTCATTCGAGAAATTTCACGAAGCGTCAGGCCGGATCTCCATTTGATGTCTGCGATGTGTTTCACGACACCTCCACTCCGCTGTAGGTGGCTACGCGCAAGGCAATTTCCTGCTTCTTTCGCGACTCCGCTTGGCGCGCCGCCTCCCGCCCTTGCTCGTATATCTTTGCTGTCTCAGCTTGCCTCGCGCTTATGTCGGCTAGCGCAGCCTTTACTGCCGCAATTCCGCGCCGGCCTGCCGGCGTAAGCATCGCCTCGTCAACCTCCGGTGGCGGCAACAGTGCAACAGCACTTTCCTGAGTCAGCAGCCCGCTCTTAGCCGCCTCATGCAAAGCAGAGGCTCGTTGATTTACATCCGTTCCAAGCGATGGGAACCATTTCGGCGCCTCTCGCTTATCGCGCGCCTCCACCAAAAGGCGTTGGTAGACCTCGCGGAAAGCCATTCGTGCCCCGACCTCATCGCCCTCTTCCAAGATCGTCCGCGCCACCCCCATCGCCTGCGCGATCTCTTCCGTCATGACAACCGTCGCCGCCTCATCCTGCCCCTTCAAGGCAATAGCCCATGCCTCTTCCGGCCCTGGCCGTCCGTCGTCGATGCGGCTTACAACGTGTGCGATCGTGAGGCGACCCGTTACCTCCCGGCGACAACGCGTGAGCGCATCCAGAACTTGCGCCTCGGGATAGTCGGCTAGGTCCGAAGCAAACACTGCTGCGGCGCCCTCAGAAAAAACGCTTCCGCACAATTCAGCCGTCACGGCGACGGCTTGCAGCACAGCGACGCTTGCGCGCTTATGCATGACTCTTCTCCCGTTCTTCAGCCCGCGCCTCGGCAATTAGGCGATTAAAGGCATTTGCGTTTGATTGCGTACGGTCGGCCTGCTGTGCCTGCTCTGCCGTGATACGTCGTCCCGTATCCCATTCCATCCGGAGCTTTTCCGCGTCCTTCAGCATGGCTGACACGCTATGACCTTGACCTACGTAGTACCGGTTGTTGTGTCCAACGTAGAACGCAGCGACCTGCGGCGCTTCGTCTGCGGAAAGGCGCTTGCAGAAGTTCGCCAGTTGCCCGTTGACCATCGCATTGCGAACTGGATCGGTTTGGTAGCGGCGGCGATATGCCTCGGCGTAAGCCTTCCATGTCTCGATCGACGCCGATTGCTTCTCGTTGGCGGGACGGGCCACGACCCGGCCTGCAACCTTTTGTTGGTTGTCTTTTGGAAGGTTGTCTTTTGTGTGTCCTGATTCGGGACTATCGACCTGTCCTGATTCGGGACTAGTCCCGATTTAGGACTACTAAAATCTAAGTCCATGACTTTATTAGTTACATGTCCTGATTCGGGACTAGTCCTATTTTTGGACACATGTCCCGATTTAGGACTAGTCCTGTTTTGGGACGTATTGCCTCCTAGTGGGTCGGCCCATCGCCTGTAATTTTTGTTAATCTCGATGAGACTGCCGAACTCGCCAGGAAGCTTTGTGATGATGTTTAGGTTAGAGAGTTCGTTCAAGGTCGATGTCACATGATTGCGCGCAACACCACAGAGATCACCTATCTGCGACGCAGACAGGTCATCCCGCTTCTTGTTGTAGCCGTAGGTTTTGCGCACGATCGCCATAAACACCTTGAGTTGACGTCCGGTGAACGGATACGCCAAAGCCGCATCGAACAACTCGTTTGCGATGCGGGTGTACCCATCCTCAACCTGTGGTGATGATCCCGATGCCATCAATCCTCCCCAGGTTCTGTCCCAGGTTGTCCCTGATCGGCCCGCTTATGGAACGCGATCACTTCCGGGTGAAGCGCGCCCTTGAACCCTTTTAGCGCCTGCACACCGATAAATCTGGCCGGATCAATCCCTTCCATGGCCGCGCGGGCGGTCATTTCATTCGCATCCTGCTCAGGAAGATCCACTTCAACTACTTTCCTGCCTTCTGTCATCGCCCCATTCCTGGGCCAGAGTGGCCCGAGTTGACACTGACGCTTATTGCAGCGCCGGGCATTATTCCAACCACACCAAGCAGCAGCATGCGCACCGCTCGCTTGATGGCTTGTGAATCACTCTCATAGCCATAAGCGTTGCGAAATAGTTGCAGGGCGTCGTATTCGTCATCGTCGAGGCGCGTTTTGACCTCGTTCTTAGCGGTTGCTCGTGCGCGTCTCATGCCGTGACCTGTTCAACATCAACAAACTCGGGCCAGATCAAATGGTAAGCGTCATTTGGAGACCGCATAGACAGGGGCGGTCGCCGTGTTCAAAGTGATGCCCGTCACTTCAAGTAGTGGGGATTACTTTGGACACAACCAATACACGGCCTTCGAATCGCAGAGGACGAC